AGCCAGAGTTAAAATTAATTGCAGAAAGATTTGCAAAATATTTTTTACTGCAGAAGAGAGCAGTAATGGTGGAGTCTTGGATTGAGGCATGTGATGAGAATAATAAAGTTCATGGAAGAGTGATGACACTACGAACTATTACTGGTCGCATGGCACATAACTCACCAAACATGGCACAAGTTCCGGCCACATATTCACCATATGGAAAGGAGTGTAGAAACTTATGGACTGTATCAGACCCAACAAAATATAAATTAGTAGGCACTGATGCTAGTGGTTTAGAGTTACGTTGTCTTGCACATTATCTTAATGATACAAATTATACAGATGAGATATTGAATGGAGATATACACACTAAGAATATGGAGTTAGCAGGAATAAAGAATAGAGACCAGGCCAAGACATTTATATATGCCTTTCTCTATGGTGCTGGTGCAGAAAAGATAGGTAAGATAGTAGGAGCTGGAAAGGAGCAAGGCAATATGTTAATTAAAAGATTCTTGTCTAACCTACCTTCTCTAAAAAGATTGCGTGAGCAAGTAGAAACTGCTGGTAGAAGAGGAAGAATATTAGCTATAGATGGAAGGTACTTAAAAGTTAGAAGTGCACATTCAGCATTAAATACTCTTCTACAAGGAGCAGGTGCTATTATTTGTAAACATTGGTTACTACATATCATAAAAAGAGTTTACAATAAAAAGCTTGATGTTAAGTTAGTGGCATCTGTTCATGACGAATACCAATTCGAAGTAGCAAACAAAGATGTGGGAGAGTTTTGTAGCATCACAAAGATTGCTATTAAAGAAACTGAAAAGACATTGAAGTTAAGATGTCCTCTTGATAACGATTACAAAGTAGGAGTAACATGGACAGAGACACATTAGAACCAAAGATAGAAGATAGAAAAAAGTTTGATTTAGATTTGAAGTATGGTAAAGTAAAAGAAAAAATTATTGCTGACATGCTACAAGATAAGAAGATAGAAGTAAAGTCTGAAAGAGGTATGTGGTTAGATACTGGTAACATAGCGATTGAATTTGAAAGCTATGGTAAACCTAGTGGGATTGCATCCACTGAATCAGATTACTGGTTTCATAATCTTTGCATAGGAGAGGAGATATATGGGACACTGGTATTTAAAACTGATATGTTAAAGAAGATTATAAAGAAC